CCCGGATTTCCAAACTAGCGCCCTATCAGCAAGCCAAAGAATTGGGAAAGCTAGAAGCCAAATTGGCCGATAGCCCGCCCGTTAAAAAAACGTCGAGTGCTCCTGCGCCGATTTCGCCCGTTACCGCTCGCGGTAGCACCGGTAAGGTCTTAGATACAACAGACCCACGCTCAATCAAAGAGATGAGCACATCTGATTGGATCGAAGCCGAACGGCAGCGGCAGATCAAAAAGTGGGAAGCTCAGCGAAACCGCTAACTTTATAGGACTTAATCATGGCTAACAGTATCTTAACTATCGACATGATTACCCGTAAGTGTCTTGAGATTCTCGAGAACAACTTGGTAATCACCCGTAACGTCAATCGCCAGTACGACGACTCGTTCGCCGTCCAAGGCGCAAAGATTGGCTCAACCCTGCGTATCCGCCTGCCCGACCGTGCGTTGGTGTCTAACGGTGCCGCTCTGCAAGTCCAGGACGACAACGAGCAGAACACCACTTTAACTGTTGATAACCAGAAGCACATCGGCATCAACTTCACCACCGAAGAACTGACAATGCAGTTGGACGACTTCGCTGAGCGCGTGTTAAAGCCACGTATCAGCCAGTTGGCCTCAAGCGTTGACGCTGACGTGGCTAACTCGTTTAAGTTTATCGGCAACACAGTTGGCACGCCAGGCACAACGCCATCAACTTCATTGGTTTTGTTGCAGGCTCAGCAAAAGTTGAACGAAAACGCTGCCATGATGTCGCCACGTTACGCCACGGTTAACCCCGCAGCCAACGCTGGGCTAGTCGAAGGCTTGAAAGGTTTGTTCAACCCAACGGAAACCATTTCCCGTCAGTTTAAGAACGGCATGATGGGCGTAGGCGTGTTGGGTTACGAAGAAATCAACATGAGCCAGTCGATTAAACAGTTTACAACCGGCACCCGTACCGCTACCGGCGGCACGGCTTCAGCCGCTGTGACTGTTGAAGGCGCAACCACCATCGCTATTACCGGTGCCGGCGCTGCCGGTACTGTTAAAGCCGGTGACGTCTTTACTGTTGCAGGTTGCTTTTCTGTTAACCCACAGACCCGTGAATCGACTGGTTCGTTGTTCCAGTTCGTGGCTGTGACTGACGTTACGCTAAGTGGCGCAGGCGCAGGCGACATCACGGTCGCCGCAATGTATTCGGCCACACAGGCTCTCGCTACTGTCGATGTTCTGCCAGCTAGCGGCGCTGCGGTCGTTTTCGTTGGTGCAGCTGGTGTCCAGTATCCACAGAACTTGGTCTACCATAAAGACGCAATCACGTTTGCTACCGCTGACTTGGTTATGCCACAAGGTGTGGACATGGCGTCACGTCAAGTGCACAACGGCATTTCGATGCGTATTGTTCGTCAGTACGACATCAACAATGACCGTATGCCTTGCCGTGTTGACGTGCTTTACGGCTTTAGCGTAATCCGTCCGCAAATGGCTGTCCGTATGTGGGGCTAAATAAGCTGGGGGCTTCGGCCCCCACTTGTTGTCTTAACTTATTCTGAAAGGAAATATCATGACGTATCAAACTTCTGACGGCAACGTCGCTGAGGAAAAGTCGCTAGGCGGTAACGTTTTGCTCTCTGACACGGGCGCAGGGTTGTACTTTCTTAGCATAGCGGTTACTGCTGGTACAACAACCACAACTGCTGCTGCGGGTTCTATCGGTGTGACCACCAACGCCGCTGGCTTGGGTGATCTGTTTATCTCCGACGGTTCGGTTTGGCAATTCGCCGCTGTGGCCTAAATGTGATTAGGGCGGGCGCTAAGGCGCCTACCCGATAGGATACCTATGGCAGTTATCTACCTAAAACACGAAATGCACGGCGCTAAAGTAGCAAGTTCCCGCGAAGAAGCTGACGCTGACATCCGTAACGGTTGGGAAGAATTTGACCCCTCAGCACCTAAAGTTGCGCCAGCCCCTTCCCAAGAAGACCCTGAAACGCCTATACTTAACGCATTGCAACCCCGTCGCGGGCGCGCGCGTAAACAATAGGAGCTTGCATGGCTACCGCCGGGGACATTATTAATGGGTCGCTTAGGCTAATCGGGCAACTCGCCGAGGGCGAAGAACCGTCAGCAGCCACAGCGCAAGACGCGCTAGACGCCATGAACCAGATGATTGAAAGCTGGAACACGGAACGCTTGGCGGTTTACGCAACACAAACGCAAATCTTTACTTGGCCGATAAACGTTGTGACGCGCACGCTTGGGCCTACGGGCGACTTTGTAGGCGTGCGGCCAATTAAGATTGACGATTCAACGTTTTTTAAAGACGGGTCTTCGGGCTTGTCTTTTGGCGTTAAGTTAATCAATCAAGAACAGTACAACGGCATTGCGCTAAAGTCTGCGACAAGCTCGTATCCTGAAGTGATGTTTGTCAACGAAACGTATCCTAACGTTGAAATGACAATCTTTCCCGCGCCCACAAAACTGCTGGAATGGCACATTGTTTCGGTGCTAGCGCTCACTCAACCCGCAAAGATCGGCACTAGCTTGGCGTTCCCGCCAGGCTACTTGCGGGCGTTTCGCTACAACTTAGCTTGCGAGTTGGCGCCCGAGTTCGGCGTAGAGCCATCAGGACAAGTGATGCGCATTGCCATGACAAGCAAGCGCAATTTAAAGCGCATTAACAATCCTGACGACATCATGGCCATGCCATTCCCGTTAATGGGGCGGCGCCAAAGATACAACATATTCGCTAACAATCTCTAATGAAAACGCCGATACTCGGAAGTTCGTATGTAGCTCGGTCGGTCAATGCGGCTGATAACCGCATGATTAATTTGTTTCCTGAGATTGTTCCTGAAGGTGGGAAAGAGCCGGCGTTTTTAAACCGCGCGCCTGGGCTAAAGCTAGAGGTCGCCGTTGGTACTGGGCCGGTACGCGGAATGCGGACGTTTAACGGGTTTGCTTACATTGCGTCTGGCAACACGCTTTACAAAATTGATTCTGAATACAACATCACCACTTTAGGTTTGCTAGCCAATGACGGCCCCGTTAGCATGACTGACGATGGAACGTATTTGGTTGCGGCCTGTAATGGCCCTGCTTTTTACTACAACTCAGTCACAGATACCTTCGGCGAAATTACGGACACAGACTTTCCTGGTGCGCTAACAGTTTCTTATTTAGACGGGTACTTTGTCTTTATTGAACCAGACAGCCAGCGTGTGTGGGTGTCTGAGTTGTTAGACCCAACATCAATTGACCCGTTAAGTTTTGCAAGCGCCGAAGGTAGCCCAGACGGGTTGGTTTCGTCTATCACCGACCACTCCGAAGTTTGGTTGTTTGGCACAAACTCTGTCGAGGTTTGGTACAACTCAGGCGCGCTTGATTTTCCTTTGCAGCGTATTCAAGGCGCCTTTAACGAAATTGGTTGCGCTGCGACATTTTCCGTTGCCAAACTTGATAACGGTTTGTTTTGGCTTGGCGCAGACGCCCGAGGCAAAGGTATTGTTTACCGAGCTAACGGCTATACTGGGCTAAGAATAAGCACCCATGCGGTGGAGTGGCAAATCCAACAGTACGGCGATATATCTGACGCCATAGCATATACATACCAGCAAGACGGCCATTCATTTTACGTGTTGACGTTTCCTACCGCGAACGCCACTTGGGTGTACGACGTTGCTACTCAAGCGTGGCATGAGCGCGCAAGTTTTACCAATGGTAATTTTGGCCGCCATCGCAGCAATTGCCAAATGGCTTTTAACAGCAAGATTATTATCGGCGACTACCAAAACGGCAATTTGTATTCTTTTGATTTAAATGTTTACGCAGACCACAACCGCGTGCAAAAATGGTTACGCTCGTGGCGGGCGTTGCCCACCGGCGCAAACGATCTTAAGCGCACTGCGCAGCATAGCTTGCAATTAGACGCGGAGACGGGCGTAGGTTTACCCGGCGTGGTTGAAATACCTGGGCGCGTGTACTTGACCCCACTTATTATTGTTGGTGATTTTTACATCAACGATGAAGTGGTAATTATTACAGCGGTTGATGACTATGTTCAACCAAAAGTAATGTTGCGTTGGTCTGATGACGGCGGGCACACATGGTCTAATGAGTATTGGCGGTCGATGGGCGGCGTAGGAGAGTATGGCACCCGCGTTATCTGGCGCAGGCTTGGCATGACAAATAAGCTGCGCGACCGTGTTTATGAAGTGTCTGGAACAGACCCAGTAAAGATAGCTATTATGGGTGCTGAATTACAACTGAGCGCAACAAATGCCTAATTCAACTCAAATACCGGCACCACGGGTTCCAGTTATTGACCCAGCGACAAACTTAATGTCCAGAGAATGGTTTAGGTTTTTCAACGCTGTGTACGAACAATTGGGCGCCGGCAACGGCGGCGCGACAGGTACATTTACAACTGTTGATGGTAAAACCGTCACAGTCGTTAACGGAATTATTACGGGGATAGTCTGATGTCAATTAACATTTCGTATTTAGCTGGCGCAGGCGCTCAGTTTTTTGACAGCGGCGGCGATCCACTTTCCGGCGGGCTGCTCTACACCTATTTAGCTGGTACAACTACGCCAGTATCTACTTACACTTCGCGCTCAGGCGCGGCGTTTAACACCAACCCGATTGTGTTAGACGCAGCTGGTAGAACACCGGCTGAAATTTGGCTAGACGGTGGTGTGTTGTATAAGTTTGTGCTAAAAACATCTGCGTTTGCGCAGATTGGAAGCTACGACAACATCCCTGCTGTAAACGACCCGACAACCACAAACAACCTAATTATTGTCGCCGGCACAAACGTGTTGACTGGCGCGGCTACGCCGCCGCTTGAAGGCTATACGGCTGGTGCGCAATACAGTTTTATCGCGCAAAACACCAACACCGGCGCTGTGACGCTAGACATTGACAGTTTAGGCGTAAAGTCTGTTACACAATTTGGCGCAACCGCGCTTGTGGCGGGCAGCATTATCGGCGGGGCGATGATTCTTGTCGAGTATGACGGGACTCAATTTCAACTACTAAACCCAAGTTCTTTTGTTAATTTAACTGTTTCTGGGGATTTAGATGTTGGTGGGGATTTAACAGTCGCCGCGTACACCGAAACAGTTACAAGTGAAGCAACGGTTGGCGCGACCGCTACATTGAGCATTGCGCTAGGAACGATTTTAGTTGCTAAGTTAACTTCAGCTACGCCGTGTACATTTACAATGCCCGCCGTGGTAGCAGGAAAGTCATTCTTGTTGTTGCTTAAACAGCCTGACTCCGGCACCGCCACAACCGCTGCTTTTACGGACGTTAAATGGAGTGCTGTTGGCGCGCCGATTATCACGGCTACAGTCGGAAAAATGGACATCCTGTCTTTTGTTTGTGACGGTACTTATTGGTACGGCACAATCGTACAAGGGTTTACCCCATAATGTTTGCCGCCAATAACATCTTTTTAACCGGAAAAAGTTTTTACTTTGCCGATTTTTTAATCGTTGCCGGCGGCGCGGGCGCATCTAACGGCGGGGGCGGGGCTGGTGGTTTAATACAAGGCAGCGGTGAATTTTTAAAAGTTGGCCAAATTTATTCTGTTGTTGTCGGCGGCGGCGGGGCCATCAACACTAACGGCGGCGACTCGTCGCTAACTGATTTTGGCACCGCCATTGGCGGTGGCGCCGGCGCAGTGCTAAACGCAATAGGCAGTGTCGGCGGCTCAGGCGGCGGCGGTTCGTACAATACGTCTACAGGCAATCCTTTAGCTGGCGGTGCTGGAACTGCTGGGCAAGGCAACGCGGGTGGATTTGGCTACGCCTCACCTAATGAAGGCGGTGGTGGTGGTGGGGCTGGATTTGGCGGGAATAACGGAAACTTAGGCGGCAAAGGCGGCGATGGTTTGCAATCTTCAATTACCGGTACATCGCTCTATTACGCTGGTGGCGGCGGCGGCGCAAACAATAACGTTGCAGCAACAGGGTCAGGCGGTGCGGGTGGTTTAGGCGGCGGCGGTGCGGCGGGTGGGTTACCTGGGTATAGCGGTGTTTCTGGTACGGCAAACACTGGCGGCGGTGGTGGGGGCTCTAACGGCGGCACAGCGGGCTCAGGCGGCTCAGGTGTGGTTATTTTGTCTGTCCCGACTGGTGACTACACCGGCGTTACGACAGGCTCTCCTACAGTTACTACAAGCGGTGGAAACACTATTATCAAATTTACAGCTAGTGGGTCTTATACGGCGTAGTTAATTTTTGTTTTGGCAGCGTTTGCGGCCGTGCTGTCAGCAACGCAAGTGTAACAATAGGAATGGCGTACTACAATGGACACACAAGCTGTTTTTGATTGGATAGTAGGTATCGGCGGCGCTGTTGTCGGTTGGGCTTTGAAAATGATATGGGAAGCGATTAAAGATATGCGCGCCGACATTAAAGACCTAGACAAGCAGATGCACGAAGACTTCGTGCGCCGCGACGACTTTAAAGACGCCGTGCGTGAGATCAAAGACGACATGCGTGTGGGCTTTACCAAGGTAGAAGCCACGCTAGGTCTGATATTTAAGAAGCTAGACCAGAACAACAGTAAGGATTGATTGTGCAAGTAACGTACACCGGTATCTTAGCCAAACTTAACCCAGCAAAAGACTTGTACGGTCTTTTGGGTTTCGGCGAGCGTGGCTTAGTTGACCCCACGACCATGCAGTCCAAAGTCGCAGCGCTGCAAGACGAACTGCTAAAGATGGAACAAGCAGACGTCAAGACAACGCACCGGTTCTTGCCAGGTGTTTACGAACGCGAGATTGTTGTGCCGCCATGGACAGTATTGACCGGCGCTGAACACAAAACAGACTATAAAGTACGGCTAGAAAAAGGTACGATAGCGGTAAATGTTGATGACAGCGTGCGAGTGCTGACCGCGCCGTGTGAATTTATAGCCAAAGCAGGCGCCCAACGAGCAGGGCGGGTGTTTGAAGAAGAAGTCGTTTGGGTGGATGTGTACGAAAACCCAGACGACTGTACTGATGTGCTAAGGTTAGAAGACCGGCTTTACGTAGTCCCTGAATGCGGGCTAGGCGAAAACCGGACGCAAGCAATTAAACATGAAAAAGCGCAAGAACTTGCGCATGAAGGAGTGTAATTATGGCCGGATGGGTAGCAGCCGCCACCGTAGGTGCAGCCGTTGTCGGCGGCGCCATAAGCTCTAGCGCGTCAAGTCGAGCAGCTAGCACACAAGCAGACGCAGCCCGTCAAGCCGGTGAGCTGCAACGCGCCTCAGAAGTTGAGTCGTTAGCGCTACAACGCGAGATATTTAACCAACAGCGCGCCGACACCGCGCCGTTTCGCCAAGCTGGGCTAGGCGCGCAAAACCAACTGTTAACGTATCTAGGGTTAGCGCCGCAAGCCAGCGCCATGGCGCCAACTACACAGTTTGATGAAGCGGGCTATAACCGTGCCATGGATAGCTACAACCAAGGTCTTAGCTCAGGCACTGGTGTGCCAGGACAAGGCACGTTTACACCTGGTTATTACCAAGACAGCGGCGGCGAAGGCGGCGCGTCGACGTACATAGACCCAGTGTTCACCCCCGCGCCCGCCGCAGCAGCAGGCGCTGGGATGGCCATGCCAACCCGTGAGCAGTTCACCACAACAATGCCGGTTGACCAGCTAAACGTCAACACAGCGTCGCCAGACTTTGGCCGGTATGCGCAAGACTTCAGGGCTAGCGCTGAAGCAGCGTTGCCCCCATCCTTTAGGGCTAGCGCTGAAACGGCTTTACCCGCGGCTTTTACTGGGCAAGTAGATTTACAAGCCGATCCAGGCTACCAATTTAGATTGTCTGAAGGCATGAAAGCCTTAAACCAACAAGCAGCCGCAAGAGGTGGTTTAATTTCAGGCGCGGCGTTAAAAGGCGCGCAACGTTTTGGCCAAGACTTGGGGTCGCAAGAATACGGCGCGGCGTATGGACGCGCGCTAACAGAGTACGGCGCCGGCGTTGACCGGTCGAACACCGTGTTTGGCCGCGATTTAACCCAATACGGTGCTGATGTAGACCGGTCGAACACATTGTTTGGTCGTGAATACGACGTGTTTCAATCCAACTATGCAAACGCAATAAATCCGTTACTTGCTCTTACTGGGTCGGGGCAAATAGCCACCAATCAACTAGGCGATTACGGGTCAAGGTTTGCTACTAACGCGGCGGGCACCATGAGCTCAAGCGCCGCTAATCAAGCCAACGCGCTAGGCGCAGCCGGTCAGGCTCGGGCGTCTGGGTATATGGGGCAAGCCAACGCGCTTAACGCTACTTTAGGTAATCTTGCTAATATCGGCGGGCAATACCGAGCAGGGCAAACACCTAATAATTTAACTAACATAAGTTCTATGGGCACGCGCGTGCCGTCAACTTACGGGCCGGTAAACAGCCCGTTCGGCTTTTCAGGGGGGTTATACAACTAATGGCTTTAGTCAACCCAAACATTGCCCTAGCGGGCACACCGATGCAGGTGCCGAACTTTCTTGGTATGCAACAGTCGGCAGCGCAAACGCAAAATCAGCTTGCGCGCACAGACATCATGAAAGACACAGCCGCAATGGACAAAGAGGCCAATACTTACAACACGGCTTTATCGCGGTCTAAAGACTCTTTGCGGTTTGTTAACTCGCCCGACCAGTATTTGGCTTGGATGGAGTCTGGTTTTAACGACCCAGTGCTTGGGCCCGTCTTGCAAGGTATGGGCGTTGACCGGCAACAAGCAATATCTGGCGCTATGGAAACGCTGCGTCAGCCTGGGGGATTACAGCTTGCCATTGGTAAGTCAGCGTCTAGCATCGACCAGCTAGCTAAATCAGCAACTGCGCAAGGCGGGCAAGCGCAAGAGCAAGCGCAGGCACAATCTGAGCGCGCGCGGGCGGAACGTGAGCGAGCAGCGCAACAAGCGCAGATCGACGCGCTTATGGGCGG